CTGCAACGGCTATCACCAACCATAGATATTTGTTATCCGAACCAGTAGATTCAAGGTAAACAATGTTTCCGCCAATTCGGGCGCGACCATAGACAATCTTTCTGCTGTGCGCGGCTTCTCTTGTGGTGACGGATTGACCGCCCATTTGAGTGCCAATATCGGGCTTTGGCATTAATGCGCGAGAGACTAGCGATAAACCTGCACCTATGGCAAATGCAGTAAAAGCAGAAGCCCAGACAAATCCCGCTACTCCTACCGTAACGGCATAGCTTCCTGCGGCCGCTAATCCTGCAACTAATGTTATTGCCATTTTTTAACCCTTAAAACATTTGGAGTAAATTCGTTCAATCAAGGTAAAACCCATGCCAAGCAAAAGGTTGTCAAACGGAATGTGTACTTTGGTATTTACATTTAATAAAGAAATACCATTTTCCGCGCAATGTTCTTGAGCATAGTTTAACAGCTTATATCCTGTTGCGCCCGCCCTGTGATCTGGCAACACAAAGGTCACATCGTTGTTTGCAAAAATATGATCTTTGTAATGCATAGACCGACTAACTACTAGAACGCAATAGCCAACTAATTCCCCTGCATCTCTTGCAGTAAAAACGCGCAGTATTCCTGCCGCGTCTAGCTTGGCGTATTGCTCCCAATCAGGGTTTAGTTTTATAGTGCCTTGATTTAAAGCAACTAATTCCCAATGCTTCCTAATTAATGGTTTTATGTCTTCTTTGACTGATGCCAAGCATTCGTGTGCAATCTTCATAGATTCCCCTACCTATAATAATTTGGATTAGCCCCGCCTCCGTGACCGCCACCGCCACCGCCACCGCCTTGAGATGAACCTGTTGGCCTACCCCAGATTATTTCCTTCTGAACAATAGCAGTGACGTATTCAAAGCCCTTGTCTGTTGGGTGATCTATTTTTTGGTCTTCTGCGGTGTAGCGTCGAACCTTTGTACGTTCAAACGAAACTAATTTATTTTCAACTGATATGCCTATGCTTGAGTAAGCGCCAGACTCAGAGATGGTCATGGTATCCATGAAGCCAGAGAATACGATTACAGGGTCAGCGATAAGATCACCAGACGCATCAAACGCACCAAGAGAAACGGTCAATGGTCTGCCTTGATATTCGTGATCTTTAGCAATGGCAATAAAGGACGTTTTAACGCCTGTTAAACTAACATTGATACCAGTGGCCGAAATGTCTGATGTTTCTGTTATTTGGCTTATTGAGAGAAGGTCGCCTGTCCCTGTGTAGGTGTTGCCGCCATACGCTAAATCGCCAATACCATTCCAAATATTAAGAACATTAGGAGACTCACCTGAGTCAAAAACCATGCGAACAAAATACGCGGGGCGAACAACATCAGCGGTAGTTACTGCTGTCATCCCACTGGTTAGGGTTCTACTCACAATGCCTCCTCACAAGCGAACGAGAAACCGTAAATACTAGCCTCGTTAATAGACCAACCGACATCGTTAGCAGACATGCGCCAAAGGCTTTTGGGCAGGGTAAAGTCACACACCTGACCGCTTGCAATAGTCTCTCTTAATGGTGGCTGAAAGTTTAAAGTACCCGCGCCACTCGACTTGTCAGATGTAACCAAATACAGATAAGAGCCTAACTGAAAGTAAGTTCCTGCGCTAACTGCTGAACCCGACGATGTAGTGGTCAAGGTTTCAGATCGTATTGTTGCTTGTGCTGATAGAGTCGCTGACGCTGTGCTTGTGTGCAATGGGTTGCCGAAAGTAAACGTCCCCTCGCGGCCTATTAAGCCAACAATAAAACCTTCGACAGATCGTGCCTCTGCGTGAGTTAAAGGCGGCAGACTGATCTCTGCTTCCCATCTAGCGCCTTGGTGAGTATATACCTGAGTATCTAAAGTAAAAGGTGACTCAGCAACAGCGACAACTCGACGCAATCGCATAGACATATTCTGAATGCCAACATTAGGAAAAGCTAAAGGCATTATGCGCCCCCCATTGCTTTAGAGAAGTTGCCACCGCGTAACCTAGCATCTGCCACAGCACCTTTAGCGGCCTGTGCGATCTGAGGCATTAGCTGAACAATCTCAGCCCTTACGGTGGATTGTATGCCTGTTGTGACATTGATTGTTTGGTTGACCACTACACCACCACCACTACTTCCTAGTTTGTTGTTAGGAACAATAGAGCCGCTTTGGTTAGGAACAAACATTTCTTGCCCGCGTTCTCCAACCATGTAAGGTTTGCCCGCCTGAACAGACCCGCCAATAGCCCTACCTCCAATCGCGGCATTAGCGGCATCTAAATTGCCCTGCATATTAGAAGAGCCTGTAGTCAGTGACCCGCCAGAAGGGAAAGCTGATGTAATTGCGCCAAATATTGCTTGAGTAATATAATACTGAACTAGCATTTCAATTAAGCTATCAACGACAGATTTTGCCATTGCTTTCATTGCATCGGAAAACTTTTCTGCGCCTGTTATTGCGTCCGTAAAGCCTTTTGTAATTGCACCAGACATTGAATTGGCAACTTTTTTCATTCCTTCGTCGAGTGACGGAAATTGCTCTTCCACACCTGTAAACGCTGTTTTTAGTCTATCCAACAATGTAATTTGATCTTCTAGCGGCTGTTTACCTTTTTCCATCTCTCCAAAAGCAAACGCTTGACCATTAGCAAAAGCAATAATCCCTTTTCCTGCATCTTCTATTCTTTTGACTAAACCTTTTCCTAAAAAGTCTTTTTGTATTGCCACGGACTCTCTAAAACTGTGTATAAGTGTTGTTACACCTTCCACGACTCTATTTATGAAATTAATGAATGATTCTAAACCTTCCGCAATCGCCAAAACAAATTCGCCAAAACCACCGATCAAGTTTTTTATTGTTGTATTAGCAAACTTTTCCATTGAGCCATCTGCGGCTTCGATTGCTTTTAATATTTTATCTTTTAAGATGTCAGCAACCATTTCAAGCGCGGGCGCAAGCGCACCAGTGAGCTGATCTCTAACTCCTTTAAACAAAGAAAACAATTTAGATATTGCATCTTTTGCTTTAACAATACCCCCCACTGCTCTACCGCTTAAAACAAGGCCAAGCATTTCAGCTTCTTTAAACATTTCTTTTAAGCCGTCACGCCCAAGAGCCAACGTGTTGACCAAAGAGACACCTTCGGAGTCAAACAGCTTCATAGCTAAACGAACTTTATCTGCGGAGGTTTTTACCTTTCCAAAAGCGTCTGCTAAAGATAGCATTTGTTCATCGAGTTGTTTTTTCTTTAATTCATCTGCATTGATTCCTAATTCTTTTAAAGCACCCTTTGCTTCACCTGTACCTTTTGCCGCTTCCGCTAATCGCCTAGTAAATCTTTGAGAAGCCATGTTTAAAGTTTCGACAGAAACCCCTGTCAGACCTGCCGCATAATGCAGTTTAGTTAGAGATTGAGTTGTCGTACCAATTTTATTTGCTGTTTTTTCTAGGCTATCAACGGAATCTAGAGATTTCTTTATAAGAAGCCCCATTCCTGTTACGCCCGCAACACCGATCAAAGCGGTCTTCATAGAAAAGATTGCGCTTGTAACTCGTTTCAATCCAGAAGTGACAGAGCCAAAACCTTTCTTAGTTTTGTCAAACGCCCTGATTGTAATGTTTACATTTTCAGCCATTGTTTTCACTCATTATCTGGAAATAAGCCAACCATTCGTTAAAGTGATTGACAGGCATTTGCTCTGCTTCTGCAATGGTAAGGTGGAGGCGGTCAGCCAAGGAAAGCAGATTCATCCTTGACTGATCGCTTTTTAGTTTCCCTCTAGTGCCTCAACAGATTCAATCTCTGCAAACATCTGATTGGCAATATCGGATATTACGTTAGTCTCTTCGCCCATCAAGTCAATGCGGTCAGCAGACGCAAACAGTTTGTCACCGCTTTCATCTGTTGCTTTCATTAATATCAAATCAACCATAGCACCGATTGTAGTGTTGTTTAAAAAGTTAGGGTGCTTCTTCTGCAACTGGTCTAGGTCATAGCAGGTTATTGGCCTACAGTACAACTTAAACGCTCCAGAATCGTCACCCCATGCAGGGACAAGAACTTCTCTTGCATCTACCTTTCTTCTTCCTCGTAACTCTTTAGCTAATCCCATGGTTTAATCCCCTTATACTTGTGCTTCGGTTACAGCGCCACTGCACTGGATAGAAAAACTAGCCTCGACCATGCCGTCGAATGCGCCAGTAATTGAACGTGAAGTGACAATGCCGCTACCAGAAAAGAAAGTTTCGCCACTGCCAGTACCAGTAGGGTAGACTTCAAAGTCAATAGAAGCTCGCTCATCAAGGATTAATTGCTGTGCATCAGCCTCATCCCAGTATACTTCTAGTGATACGGTGTTAGTTTTTAAGCCTTCTTTGTACGATCGTGCAACGTCACCCATTACTGAGTCTTCGATAGTGTCTGCTGAACCGTCAAATGTGAAAGAACGTACTTCGCCTACCACGGCAACAGTCGTGCCTGAGACTTGTACTTTTACTACTCCAGATGCGCCTGTTTTAGTCGCCATGATATTTACCTCTAATTAAAGTTAAGTTGTGCCGCGAGTGTATTGGTACAACACGCGTGCTGTAATAATGACCCCACCATAGGGGTCAATAGAACCTTCATCGATCTCGACTTGAGTTATCTGCGTATCTAGGGCATAACCCCCACGCGAACGATCTACGTCAAGACCTTCTTCTATAGCCTCTATTATGTTGTTTCTAGCCGAATCGATGACCGACCCTTTAACATAGCAGATAAGCTCATAATTTATTGTAGCCATACGCTGAGTGATTGACCCGCCTATGCTACTGTCTTCTCTATCTTCTCCCGCACTGCGTACTAAAATAGCAGGAAATTGTGCGCTTGATAATTTAGCAAAATCAAACGGCTCACGAGTAACATACTTAATATCTACTGGCGTTGTGACCGCTTGAAGCGTACTGACTAAGTTGTTTGCAATACTCTCTCTTATACTCATTTTAAAGCCCTAAAGAACACTTGACCGAGTTGCTTTTCTTCTCTTCTGCTAAACCCAAAAAACGGCCTAGACTTATTGTTCATGGCCGCTTTCTTTGATTCTGTGGCTCTCGTAAAGAATATATCAGCCTGTTTACTGCTTGCCCTTGATGTCATCGAACTTAACATCTGACCTGTAAATTGCAAGTCTGGGTTATTACCTCTTCCTTTGCTTGCTCTAAATGCCGCATATATTGGGGTGTAACCTTTAAACTTACCGCCCTTAAACCCTATACCTTTACTGGTTCTAGCTTCGATGATATTGATGCCAGATTGAGCAGTAATCGACAACGCTCTTTTAATGCTTGCCGATAATTCTTTGCCTTTCTTGCCAATACGCTTTGAGACTTCTTTAGCGTTGGACTTGATATTGACTTCCATTACCTGTCTAACCTCAGTCCTACAGGTTGCTTTTCATCTTCTTTTACGTTCCCATCACCATCAGCGTCATAATCAACGCCATCAGCTAACACTGATTCAAGCTCTTCGCCATAACGAGCCTTGTAGAATTCGATCATATTGCCGAACCGATCGCCCTCTGTCCAGTTAGTCAACTGGGGTAAAGCATAACGCCACAGCACTAGGTAAGCACTGACAGTAGTGAACTGGGTAGCGGTTAGCTTAGAATTGTCCATCTCGCCTGATATGTTCTTTCTAGGCCACCACTTAATACGCAACTCTCGCTGAATGTCAGCCTGTGCTTTTGGGTGTTCCAATACGAAAGACTCGATACCTAGATCGAGAATATCGGGAATCA